GACGAGGAAGACGAAGAGTAATATTTAGCGCAACCCCCGGTCGGCAATCCCTGCCGGGGGACCATTTAATTCAGGTCGGCCATATCTGGTTTGTGTTCTGGTGTGGTCAAGCGGCTGTATGTCCGTCTGTAGTTAACACAATGCTGCCACGCTGTACGGGGGCGTGGTTTAAGATAATGGCCTTTAGGTTATCCGAGAGCCATAGCCCGTACCCCTTATAGCACGTACTCCCCACGGAATACTGGGCGACCGCCGATCATTTCGCATAGTTCTGGTGGCAGCATTACGCCTTCATCGTCAAACGTAATCACGACAAAGCCTTGCTGCGACCTGCTAGGCGATCCTTCTGAATATTCAAATTGCGGACCAAACGGATCGGTCATCATGCCAGTCTCTACGCCCCAGCGTGATCCTCTACGGTCTCGCATGGCGGTGATTTGGAGTTGGTGCGTATGTCCTGTAACCATGCTTGTGCCGCTGTGGAGCGTGTTATTCCAACCCGCATGAATGCCTGAACGGAATCGGTGACGGATTTCTGTGTTATTGATTTCAAATGCCCATGCGATTTCCCAATCTGGGAAGTGTTCGCCCAAGGAGAGGATGTATCCATCAAGTTCTCCGGCATTGGCTGCGATGTAATTATCGATTCGGATGTCGTGGTTTCCCATGGTCCAGAGGCGGTGCTTGGTTTTCGGAAGCATTTTAAGCCACTTCTTGGCAGTCTCGATTTCTTTTTCGATTTTTGGCGCTTTGCTGCCGCGTATTGACGGGTGCCGACTAATCCTAGCGCCATCGATAACGTCTCCATTCAAGATGATTCCATCAACCTTGAGAGACTTAGCTATTTTTATGAAGGCTTTATAAATTAATGGTGGTTCACCTTCCCATATATGAAAGTCTGATCCAATAATCCAACGGCTTGATGGGATTTCTTTTCTAACTAACCGCTCGTAAACCCATTGCTTAGGGGAAATAACATCTGAAATACCATTGGGGAATTTTGCTTTTGCTTTTGCTAATCTATGTTGGAATGTTGTAGATGAAATATTAATTGCTCTGGCTGCTGCCCATCCGTTTCGCTTGTGTTCTTCCCAAAGTCTTAACGTATCAATCATAATTTCAATGCTAAGTGGAGCAGTTGCCATTGTTTTATTCTCCTGTGAATTTCGCAGAACGTAAATGCAATTTGTGTCGCTTTTATATATTTTTGCGAGACATGTCCAATTTAAGTGACAACAATGGTTAATTGAAAGGGTAATAAGTGATTCGAACAGGCAATTTTCGTTATGTGCCGTGGGAAAAAATTGACGAGTATCATCTAATAGGTTGGATGATTGTCAGTTATTTAGGTTGCCACTCTGTACTTATGTGGCGATGCGACTGCCCAAATTGACACAAACCATGAACAATGTATTATGAAAAAAGATGCCCCGCCGGAGACTAGCTCAACAGCGGGGCTATCTGAACCAAAAATGTTCTTGGCAGGACAGGGTTCAGACAAAGACAACATAACTGTTTGTTTGCGTTTGATCAATCCCGTTCCGTCAAATTTGTCTTAAGTCATTGAGTGTCACCCAGCATTTGCTGATTGAGTGAACGATATGATGGTTCAGACGGCTTTTTGACGGTCTGTGCTGTGATCAGATCGGGACTTGCTGGCGGTCATAAACGCTAGAGACGACGCTGCCGGAACTTTGCCCATTGGGATTTCCGACGGTCCTGTTAGCCGGGAAGGCGCAGGGATAGCCATCAACTAATCATACCCCATTGGACAGGCGTATAGTCTGGGGGGCGTACTGGCTCTACGATAGTTGGGAACACCAACAAGGCATTGATGGGTAAACAGCGTCCGTATCCCCTCCCCGATCCGCGTCCTACGTCAACAATTTCCTTTGTTGGTAGGGGGAGAAGCGGAAAGCGGAACTTTGCCTAAATTCTGAAATAGGTTATAGTGCGCCATCAATTGTGAGGAATAACCAATGGCTCTTACTCCCGGCCTTAGCCCTAATATTCGTTTGCCCGATCTCAATGAGCAATCTTCTGAGCCAAATGAAGGCATGGATATTGTTGTTGAGATGGAAAATGAAGGCGACGAAGACAAGCCAGAAATGGACATGGACGGCAATGTCCTGCGTATTGAGCACCCTGACGGCACCATAAGCGTATCCTTGGATGGTAAGCCAATTGAAAATGCTACCAAGAAAAACCAAGAAGGCTGGTTCGCTAATTTGGCTGAAGACCTTGAGGATGCCGAACTTAGTCGTATTGCGGAAGACTTGACGCGGGGAATTAGCAATGACCTCACAAGCCGAGAAGAGTGGATACAAGAACGGGCGCAGGGAATTAAACTTCTCGGCCTCAAGATTGAAATCCCCGGACTTCAAGGAACCCCAGACGGTGCGCCTGTTGAGGGAATGTCAAAGGTTCGCCATCCCCTGCTGCTTGAGGCTGTGTTGCGCTTTCAGGCAAATGCGAGATCAGAACTTCTTCCGACAGATGGGCCAGTGAAAATNAGGGATGATTCGACACATGGNTCACCTGATCGGGATAAGTTGGCCAATGCCCTTGAGAAGGACATGAACCATTACCTGACTGCGGTGGCTAAAGAATATTATCCAGACACGGATAAGATGTTGTTATTGCTTGGTTTTGGCGGCACATCGTTCAAAAAAGTTTATTATTGCCCATTGCGTAATCGGCCAGTATCCGAATCAATTGACGCTGATGACTTGATTGTTAACAACTCGGCAACGGATTTGGATGGCGCACGTCGTGTCACGCACCGTATTTACATGAGGCCATCAGTTGTAAAGAGGATGCAAATCCTTGGCGTTTATCGTGATATTGAGTTGAACGATGCCAAGCAGCCAAACCTTGATGCAGTTCAAATGGAAAAGAATGCACAGCAAGGCATCCAACAAGATAGTTACAACACCGAAGACCGTGACCGTGAAATATATGAATGCTATTGCGAATTAAATATTAAAGGCTTTGAGCATACAATTGAAGGATCAGTAAGCGGTCTAGAAGTTCCGTATCGCGTTACTATTGACGTGTCATCTAAACAGATATTGTCNATTGTCCGTAACTTTAATGAAGACACCAAGGATTTGCCGGAACCCCGTAAAACCTTTGTGAAATACACATTCGTTCCGGGTTTTGGGTTCTACGACATTGGATTGCTGCATATTCTTGGCAATACTACCAATGCTGTAACTGCTGCGTGGCGTGAATTACTTGACGCTGGTATGTATGCTAACTTCCCCGGCTTCTTGTATGCCAAGCAGTCTGGTCGTCAAAACAGCAACATCTTCCGCGTTCCTCCGGGCGGCGGCGCTCAGATTGACACTGGCGGTATGCCAATCAATCAGGCGGTAATGCCACTGCCTTACAAAGAACCATCACAAGCGTTGAATGCTTTGGTGGAACAAATGAGCCAATACGGTCAACGCCTTGGGGGTACTTCTGAAGTGAACGTCGGTGAAGGCCGGTCGGACGCTCCAGTGGGTACAACGATTGCATTGATTGAACAGGCAGTTAAAGTTCTTAACTCAGTTCATAAGCGTATGCATTCGGCTCAGGCTGAAGAGTTTCAATTATTGGCTGAGTGCTTCAAAGAGAACCCCGAATCATTTTGGCAACGGAACCGTCGGCCTAATATCCCTTGGGATGAACAACAGTTCATGCAAGCATTAAATGACTTTGATATGGTGCCACAGGCTGACCCGAACACATCATCAAACAGCCAACGCATTATGAAAACGGCTGCATTAGTTCAAATGGCAATGTCAGACCCGCAAGGATTTAATTTGCCAGAAGTTCGCCGTGAAGCCCTTTCAACGATTGGTTGGGAAAGCCCGGAACGGTTCTTGGCCGCTCCAGTTCCTCCGCAGCCTAATCCAGTGGACCAAGCCAAGATGCTTGATTCGCAAGCCAAGATGATGACGGCTCAGGCTAAGATGGCTGAGGCGCAACATACGGTTCAAGGCGGTGATAAACCTCAACAATCACCGCAAGAAATGCAATTAAAGATGATGTCTGAACAAAATCAGGCTGATGAAACCAAGCAAAAGGCTATGGATTCTCAGTTAGATTCGGAAAATCGTCAACGTGATCGTGAAAGNCGTGAGCGTTTGGCGGCAGTTAAATTGGCTGAAGAAGTTATGAAAAACCCAATGGATGGGATGCAGGTGGTAAAGCAAATGCTTGATCCCGGCATGATCCAACGGCTTGAAGCAAATGAACCTACTGGGGGCAAACTTCAATAAAGGGTTGATTGTGACTGAGTAACTTGGGATAGTGGCTTCACTTGGACCGCTGCGGCGGCGAGTGGCTGTGGGATGGTCTCACGGTTAGTCATCGGGCATTACCTTTGCGGGTCTGTCCGGCTTCAAGTCCTCCTGTTTTCCTGACTTAACCCCTCTTTCGTTTATCTCCGGCGGAAGAGGGGTATTTTCAAGGACTGATTTATTGATTGAACTAATACGACAATACGGCGCTGTAATAGAACTTGGTGTTGGTCTTGGGTGGTTTGGCGGTGTATCTTACGTAGTACACATGGCTGCAAGACTATTAGTTGGCAAATAGGCCAATATACCATATTATGCCATCGCTTGAGGAGATAAGCGATATGCAACGTCACTTTGATAATACTGCCATTGGCAATGCCCTAAGAATGGCTATTGATAAAATTTCCCCTAATATTGAAATTCCTCATTTAATATCAAACAATTTAAATGAATTGTTAGCGCATCTTCGTAAACATCATGAAATTGGTGGCAGAGCGCATTTTGATGATGGCGGTGATGCTGGTGGTGACGTTCGTGGCGGTGATAACCCCGGTGGTTATAGCGGT